TTGTATTAAAAAGTGGATGCGTAGAATAAAAGAAAGTTGTTTTATTTGTTAATGGATCATAGAGAATCCTTAAGGATTTATCGTAAGTTTTATTTAACTTACCTAAAAATAATTGTACTTCTTGTAATGAGTAGATTTCTAGTAGTCTGCCAATTATTACTCCAACAACTAACTCAGATTTATTATTTTTATGGTCTCCTGGAGAATCTAAAATACTACCAATTGCATTCACCCCAAAGAACAAATCATCTATTTCGAATTTCTTTTTAGTTGTGGTTGTCATTTCTTTTTCCTCCTAAATATTAAAAACAAATGACCTTTAAATACACAATTATAATATATGATCAAAAAAAAACAGTATGTCTATGGAGTTGAACTCCATAGACATATAAAATTATAAAGCACTATAATGAATAAGTAATGTAAAATACATGACAACTGATCTAGTATAGCTATTTCTTGTAGCTACACGATTACGTCTATGAATATATCGTTTAGACGCCTGCATTAACCAGTTTTCTGTAATATCTTTTATTCTTAGAATATTCTTATCTTTAGTATTCGGTTTAGGTTGAATAGAATACTTAATAAAGTTTGCAGTTCTAACATCTTTATCTCTAGATTGAGCAAAGTATGTATAAACTAATAAACTAATATATTCACGAACTTCAGTAAGCTGTTTGGTATCATTCTTAATGATATATTCGATGATATCTTTAATTTCATCAGTTCTAACTAGAGAGTCCGCTGACATCTTACAATACTTATAATTTACAGACATTGTAGATGCTAGATTTACAGCTTTATCTATGATACGTTCAGCCATCAAGCTATCAGTATCAGCTAATCTATAACCAGTATCAGAATAATCATCCGATGCATAAGTTATATATTGAGATTTATTTTCATATGCTTCATAATACAGACTTGCGATATTTTTCATAAAAGATTTAATACGGCCATGTAGCTGTTGAATTAGATATACACAATCTTCATCTTCGAAATCTCTTAAGCGATCTTTGTATGTATCAATCCATGTATTAGATACAGACTTAACTGCACCTAAAACACTTCCTTGAGTTTTAAGATCGAATTTACCAGTAAGCATATTATTTACTACATAATCCATTACCCATCTATATTCAGCCGGTTGAACTTTCTTAAAGAACCCATAATGAATAGATGGATAAAACTTTCCAGAAAATGCTAGATTAATGATACCTAAATCAATGAGTTTAGGATCTCTAGTTTTCCAGAAATAACGTAAAAGACATAAAAGAATGATAGTAATCTCATCTTTTGCCGCTGCAGGGTTGAATGCTGAAATTGATGCATAGTAGGTTTCTTGCATTAAATTATGAATATCTTTAATATTAATCTTTAGAGTATTACATAAATCATCTGCATCTTTTTGTGTGAAGTAGATTCTTCTACATGGTGCAATATCATATAAGTCTTCAGATCTGTCAGAAATGAATTTGCCAATGTATTTTTTATAAGCATTAAGATTCTTCTTAATTTGAGTTTCAATAATTGGATATATTTTCTTTACAATAACGGTTGTATTTTTCATTATATACCACCTTTCTAAGTTATTGGATTGTTCAAGATGGCCATAAATACAAAAAAAGAAGAGCGGGATAAACTCGCTCTTCTTATATTAGATTATAGATCTAACGTACTTTTTTCAATATATTCTAATATTTGTCTATTATTTTCAGTAAGAGCGAAGAATAGTCTAAGCAAATCTTGTTTTGCATTAGTAGATCTATCATATACTGAATTAAATTTATATTCTTCTGGTAAATTATATTCTTTATATAATAAATCCAAACTGTCTATATATACAGCAGTCTCAGCTTTATTTAAAATACTAGTAGCAATACTTGTAGGACATTTGCTTTTAAACATTGCATTTATTATACTCTTAGCGGCATTATACTTTTCATTCAAATTATATAATACATCATTAGTAATTTCTGCAATATGACGCTTCTTAATAACTTTAGAAATTAGATTGTGTGATTTTTTAAGTAGATCTTTTACTGGCAGATCTTCCTTAACAAAACTAGCATCTTCAAATTTACAATATCTAACTGTAAAGTCTAAAAGCTCAGATGCATATTCTGAAATACTGCTATAATTCTTATATCTATAAGATGAGAAATATACACCAGTAATTAGATCAAATAATACTCTATATTCAAATCCATAATCTCCTTCATTAATTTCAAAGTCAGTATATAAAGGAATTGAAATGCCTTTAAACATTGAGACATTTGTAGCTTTATAATAATAGTCCATTACCATTCTAATAGCAGTATCGTATGTTACATATGGGTTTAAATGTGGATATAGCTCGATAGATAAAGATCCTTTTTTAATAATTCTTAAATCCGTATCCTCATAATCACATACTAAATTAAACCCTAGACCTTCATTATTTATCATTTCTATAATGATATATGTAGGATCTCTATTTGGATCTTTTGTATAATCACCAATTAGATTCAATACCTCTTCTAATCGTAGAAGTTTTTCTTCTACTTTTTCACACTCATGTGATTCTGGAGTATCGTCTATATCTACATAATTTTTCAATTCTAGATCTTTAAATGCATTCCCACTCCATAACTCTTTTAATGTAAGCATATATATTCTCCTTATTTAGATACATCAAAGCAAGCATCAATCCAATGGTTTACTGCATCTATTGCTTCAGATCTTAATTTAATGAAGTTTTCAGTTAAAGTAAGAGTATTATCATATTCTTCAACTACTGTATCAAAAATACCACTCAAGAATTTAGATAGTTCATTGAATATATCAATAATTCTACCATCATTAATACGATTATAGTAGAAGTATTCGTCATATCTAGAGAAGATCAATCCATTTAATAGATAATGGAATTTTAATATAATATCAACCATGATCTAGTTCAAATCTTTCATCAAAACTATCCCATAAAATTTTAGATCTATCATTTAAAAATTGGTTATTCAGCTCAATAAGACAAGGAATTGAGATAAAATTATAGAATGATCTAAGCATCAATCTAATAGCAAAATCAACACTTATTAATGGGTTTAACTTTTTATCAAATTTAAATTTTAACCCAACAATTTCAGAACTTTGTGGATCATATTGGCGTGAAATAATAACCCCATATCCACTACTATTAAAATCGACGATGAAGTTATTAATATAAGCACCAGGTATTTCTTTAATAATAGACAAAATCAGATCTAAAGCAATTCTTTCCTTCTCAGCATCAAATGGTGTCTCTAATTCATCAGATCCGATAGTAATAGGATCTCTTAGTGATAAATTACCAGTAAATAAATTTAATACTTCCTTTGAATCTAACATTTTAATTTTCCTCCCGTTTTTGCAATGAAGCAGTAACACTTACAGTTAATTCCAATTACTAAATTATCCTTAGATTTTTCAGAAATTAACATTCCCTTATCTATAGAAGTGAGTATACAATCTTTAAATATATCATTCTTATAACCCATAGAATCGCTGTAATATGCATTCATCAAATTAAGTAAGAAGTTAGGCATAGCTGTTTCTCTATGCCAAGTAACTTCAAACTTTATATTACGTTTCTTAATAAATCCAAATTGACGACGCTTTAGAAACTCAGAGGTTAGTGGATAATTTATATCCTCTAATTCCTTAAAGGCATCTTCAATTAATTCAGCATCAAGCTTGTCACTTTCGCTCAATAAGTCTAATATTAAATTTTCTATTACTTTAAAGGATTTATCATATCTTTCATCTACGAGTTGTACTTGCATATATACCACATTCATTATTAATTGCATCACTGAATAATGATCTTAATAATATGAACTTCTTAAGTGGATCGGTTTCATCTATGATATTATAAGGCATTTCTATCTTGAAATTATCAATCATGATTTCACTCAACTCAAAATATTTATCTATGATTTTCTTAGAAGTCATATTTATTTTAATTTCATTTACTTTAAGTAAATTTAATTCATCAATTAATTCTCCATTAATTAATTTCATGATTAGATCTATTTCTTCTTCTTCTAATCTTAGATCTCCATTACGGCTCCAAAGTCTTTCTTCTACATCCCAATCAAATTCAGGAATTTCTTTTAGATAACCAGCGAATATCATATATTTATATAATTGCTTTACTACCATAATCATTAAATAATTAAATGACCCAAGTAGATCATACTTAATAACAAAATTATTAGGCCGTGGATTAAATTTACTAATAAATCCATTATCATCAAATTCTAATAATGTACCAAATGAGAATAAGATGGATCTAGAATCAAATCCTGGAATATTATCTTTCATTAATTTAAGCATATGGTTTAATACATTTAGTTTATAAATTTTATTATAATCATCATCAAAATCATATAAAGTAAATGGAATTAAAGATGTTTCTTTTTTATTAAAGATATTACCTTTTAGAATATCATCCCAAGTAATATCTAAAGTTGTTTTTGGCTCTATTGCACTTAATGTAGATACATCAATTTTAGGCTTATCTACTTTAGTTACATCTACAACTAATTCACTATCAAGATATTTAATTACTGCATCAAGATTTTCGATATCTTCTTTATAATAAGTAAAATAGTCATCTTCAGTCTCAATACATAAATCGCCATCAGCTATACTATAAGATTTGATTTCAGATAATCTAATTCTTTCTGTTCCTAATTTTACAAACTTTTTCATTTTCATTCTCCTTCTTTTAAATTACTTTAGTTAAGCATAAATAAAATATTAAACCTAAAATTACAAATGCTTCAATAATAACTGCCCACATTAAATAGTCAGCAATTTTATCTTGGGATTTTGTCTTATCTTGGAATGTAGATAATTTCACATATCCATATTCTATTTTATTATTAATTGCATTAGTTTGTCTATTTAAGCTATTAGCCATATCATTGACTACATGAATTCTTTCATTTAAAATATTTAATTCTTTTTCTGCAGATTCTTTTAATAGTCTGATATTGGTTTCATGATTATCTATGACATCTTTAAGCTCTTTAATATCAATACCGATAGATTCTGATAAATCTTTTAATTCATTATTAATAGTATTTTGTAATTTTTCCATTTTAATACAACTCCTATTTGGTGGTAAGTAGATATGTACACAAGATAGCAATAATAGACATTGCTATCATACCCTCTAATACGATGATCATGTATGCATGTTTGAAATATTTTTCCATTTGCATCATTTCACATTCTTTATCCATTACTTGCTGTTTTAATCGTGCTACTTCAACATTTAGATCTTTAATTATTTCTTCTCTAACATCGATAAGTTCAATTGTTTCATTTTTTGAATCTTCTTTCATATTAACCTCCTAATAAAATTAAATTACGTATTTCATATCTATAATATATACCTAAAAAGAAAATCACTAAGAGAGTTAATCCCTTAGTAAAACCTATTTAAATTATTGTCTAAAACATGTTAGTAAATTAATGTATACTGCTGCAGGAGAAACTGATTATGTTTATTAAAGATATGACTCCTAAAGGGCTAAATGAAGCATACTTTGGGAAGTCTAAAGAATTAGAACTTATTGAAAAATCATTTGATAAAGCTATACAATCTAAAGATAAAGTAGATGCGGCATCTTTAGGTGTAGTAGCAAAACAATTACAAAAGAAATTTGGATTTGATAACGTATCAATTGGTATTGATAAAACTCCAGAACTAAATGCTTATACATATATTGATATTGCCGATATTAGAAAGATGCGTATCAAAACCTCTGAAGGATATAAAGCGATGCCTGGTAATACATGTAGTATTCTTATCGTATATTCTCCATCTATGTTAAGTGGAGTACTATCTGGTAAAGAATTGACTGCTATAACTTTGCATGAAATTGGTCATCAATTCGCTGCTAAGCGTATTGCAAATAGTAGCTCATTGAGACAAATGGCTAGCTATATTAAAGGCCTTTCTGAATTAGATAAAATTATTAGAATAGCATCTCAAGAAACCAATTCTATTGTAGATATGTTCATGCTGATTCGTAGAGTTATCTCTAAGCTTACGGAAGACGCAGTATTTGCAATTAAGTATGTAATCAATACATTGATTCTACTTAAAGATATTCTTAAAACTCCAACTTTAAAAGATACTTATAATCTTATTGGCGATAGCTCTAAGTTTAGTAGAATCTTAAATAATCTTAAGAACTTTGATATGCGTAAAAACTCACCAGTTAGAGTTCATGACTTAGAAGAAGAAATGGCTGATAGCTTTGCTACTATCTATGGTTATGGTCCAGAGTTGGCTTCTGCTTTAACTAAGATTGAAGCTGCAGATATTGATGATAACTTTGATCCATATGACAACTCTTTCTACAATCTATATATTTATATTCCAATCTATACGTTGCTTTCTTATATTTGTACAACAGATTCTGGTGTTGCAATTCAAACAAGTAAACGAGTATATGCTCAAATCTTGACGTTGAGAAAAGAAATCAATGATATTAGAACTGATGCTAAGACTAAGAAACGTATTCTAGCAGATATTGATGAACTAGAAAAAGTATATGGTAAATATATTGATGAACGTATTGAAGCTGCAGAAAGAAATAAAGTTAAATCTGCTACTGATAGATATAATGAAGAATTCTGGAATAGAGTTTTAACTAATAAGAGAGATAATGAATTATTCTCTTATAATAAACTCGGTGAATTACTTAAATAAAATAAACCCCCAAGGTAGTTAAACTACCTTGGGGATCATTTTTTGTATAGCATCCGAATTGAGAGAACTGTAGAGTAATTAATATTTTCACAAAGGAGAATTTGTGTATAAAAATAGTTTGCTACTGCTATACAAAACTTCAAACTACCTATGTGTTAGTATTTTAATAATTTATTATTAAAAATTACAAAAAAATAAAACACCCCATAGGAATTTATCCTATGGGGTATTATTTCTTAGTCTACATTTCTAATCAGTAAAGATTTTACAACTACATCTCTACCATCAATGCATTTTGTACCAGCTGAGATAGAACTTCCAACAGGAACTTCGGATACATTAACTTCCTTAACGCCTTTTTCAGTTACTAACTTAATGATATCATTATTATTCACGATATGAATATTAACAATATTATCAGTCTTAGCTAGTTTAACTACAGAGTTACCAGCTTTAGCTCTTTGACTTGTAGGTAATGCTGCAATACTGAATTTATTCAAATAACCATTTCTAGTTATTACAATAACATCAGTTACATCTTTACCTGCAACTAAGCACATTCCATCTACATATTCAACTGTCTTACTGCCAATGGATCTTACACCTCTAGCAGAACGTCGAACTAATGGAATATCTTTAGCCGAGAATCTTAAAGCTTTCTTATCAGAGAAGACAACTACATCTAAAGCATCTCCACCTACAACTATATTCTTAACAAAGTCATTTGCATCTAACTTAGTATAGAATATACCGCTTGCAGTTAATGAAGTGAAATCATCTAATTCCATCTTCTTAATAAAGCCATTATGAGTTAATACCATAATATACATAGCTTGTTTAGAATCTGCAATTTGTTTGATTGCTTCTTCTTGATAGATAGCGATTACATTAGCTGTAATCTTTTTATTCAAGAATCTGATATCAGTACCAGCATTAGATTTATCTGACAATGGAATCTTATGAACTGGATAAGAATAACACTTACCACCAGCATCGAATAGAATTACATTATCAGTATTCTTAATCTTGATGACTAATTTAGGATTATCACCTTTGACCGCTTTGATAGGATCATTCAATCCTACCTTTCTAACAAAGTTAGATTCAGTAATGATAACCTTAAATTCACCTTCTGGAATATCAGAAGCTTCAGCCTGACTAATTACTCGAGTATTACGTTTCTTACCATATTTAAGTTTATATTCTTTAAGCTCTTGCTTAATTTCTTCATTAAGCTCATGCTCATTACGAATCTTATTAATGTATAAGTCACGCATTTGTTCAAGATTCTTAGCTCGTTCTATATATCTAGCTAAGTTATGCTTGGATAGATATTTCAATGGAGCATTAATAATAGTCTTAGCTTGAAGATCAGTAATCTTGAATTTCTTAACCATATCATTTATCAACTCTTCATCATTACCAGTTGATTTCTTGATGCGGTTAATGATTGTATCAATCTCACCACTAGACATAACTCGGATATATGCATCATATTGATGATAATCAGTCATTGTCTTTTGTAGAAGATTATAATACAATCTAAGCTTTGTCACTTTACGGAAATCGATGAATCGTAATAAGTATTCTTTATATCCCATATGAACAATTCTTCGTTCACATACGACTTCAAGATTTACACGACAAGATCTTTCCATTGGAGTATATTTGAAAATTGTATCTTTAACAAACTTAGGGTCAGCCCCAGGTTTCAATACAATAATACATTCCAATTTATGATCACCATCAGAGTTTTCATAAATATTATGAATTTGAGTGAGAATATTCTTCTCCATCAATTCTTCAATCTTCTCAGTTACAGTATTTAGATACACTAAATCTGGAAGACTATGAATAAACAAAGCTTGTTTACCTTGGAATTCGCCGATATCGATTCGACCACGAACTTTATAGTTACCAAATCCAGAATTGGAAATAGCTGCAAAGTCAGTATCAATAATATCGCATTCCATTGGAGAATCAGGAATCAATACTACTTTAGCATTTGGATTATCAATAAGCTTAATTGTAGCATCAATAACTTCATTGATATTATGCTTAGGAATTTCTACTTTGAAACCCACACTAATACCAAATGAACCATTAATCAAAAGCATTGGTAAATTAGGAGCTAAATATTCTGGGGCTTTAAGGGTCCCACTATAGTTATCTTCCCAATCTACCACTTGATTGGATTCTTTTAAATCGCCGATAACGGCATCAATTGTAAATTTAGCAAGTTTAGCTTCAGTGTAACGCATAGCTGATGGGCCATCGCCTTGGAAGTTACCAAAGTTACCTTGCTTATCAATCAAAGGAATATTATTTTCAAACCAGTTAGTCATAGGCTTCATAGAACCATAGATAGATGATTCACCATGAGGATGATACTTATCCATTACAGTACCTACGATTGAAGAAGACTTAACTGTCTTAGTACCTTTGATATCATTATACATCGCATAAATTATTTTGCGTTGAACAGATTTAAATCCATCTCGGAAGTCTGGTACAACGCGATATAATGCAGAATATACTGAGTATAATCTCATATCATCAGTATACTGCTCTAACATATTTACGTCTATTTCTCTACCCACAGTGGTATCTCCTTACTTACTTAGTTGTTGACGTATCAGTGAAATTTTAGTTCCCACTTATACCTGCATCAAGAGGAATAAAAGGCTATATAGCAGAACTATATAGCCTTGGGTAAATTAACGACTTTTTTCAATGATAATACGATTGATCTTAGTAATATTCATTTGAGCATTATAAGAAGTCAAAACGTATGCAATCTTATCTTCAAGACCTTCAATTACATCTTTGAAAGTTTCATAGATATCAACAGTGATCATATTGGTTTCTTTATTATATTCAACAAAGTTACCTACGATTACATTACCTTTAGATTCTGGATCGTTATTAACATCACTGCGAAGAGCGAAGATATTAACATTGATAAGTTTTAGAACTTCACTTCCCAAAACATCAATCATCTTTTCCTTAGTAGCTTCATCCATTTTAGGATTGAATTTTACTGGTACTTCGATACGTACATTGTTGAATTTTGGTTTGTTTGTTCTGCGTTGGTTTCTCATGATTTACCTCTTTTTAAATATTAAATAGTTGTGGAGCCGATTCCGCCATTACGTACTTTCTTTGGATATTCGGCATCATTATCTGTTGTCAAATACTTAATGAAAATACCTTGAGCGAAATGTTTACCAGCTTCTATAGTTAATATCTTATCAGAATTATTTTTAACTCCAATAATGATATTACCATCATTATCTTCATTGTCTACATAGTCAGCATCAATAACTCCGATAGTAGATTTGATCTGCATATCGTAATTATATCCAAAAGAGCTACGCGGTGCAATGAATAATACTTCATCTGGATTCATATATGCTTTAAAGTAAGTTGGAATGATTGCAGATTCCCCTGGACCAATCACATAAGTCTTTGGTGCAAAGAAATCATAACCAGCAGAATGATCAGTGCTTCGATGAGGAAATACGAAAGTTAGATCTTCACTAAAATCAATAAACTTATCTTTCACCATTTCAAACTTTCTCATTCTTTTTCCTTTCTTGGAGCAATAAGTGAAGACAACACGAAGGTTGCTCTATAATCAGTACCAAATGAATTATAAATTTTAGCAAGTTCTAAGCAATTAACTTTAGAATTTGCTTTATATAAGAAATATCTATACATATTTCCATCAAACTGCCAGAATAGAATTGGAGTCTTTTGAGTATAAACTACATCAGGCAGGAATAAACGATGATCTGCATTTAATGCAATCACTTCTTCGCCATTTAGAATAGATTTATATCCAAAGTTTTCAATAGCAAATATATTTTGTTGCTTTAAGAAATCTATAGTAATCAATCCAGTATTAATTAAAGGATCTAAGTTATTACTTTCATAGATTTCATTCCATACAATATCTGATGGATCAGAATAAACTGATAATATATACAGATAGAGGCAAATGCATGCCATACTTGGGTTAGGATATGATTGCTTTTCAGCTATCAAATCTACTCCAAGATTATAATCTCTTTTCAAGATCTTATAATGCAAAATGAATGATGTAGCTCTTCCCTTTTCATAGTACGTCTCTATTTCAGGAAACATCCGCATCAAGTCTTCTGTATTTTCATGGCCATCAATCCAAATAACTTTCTTACTACGTTGAATAATAGTACGAACTCGTTCAATAGATTTAGGGTCATTAGCAAAGAATCCGATACCAAGAATTACTACTGTTTCTTTAGTATCTAGAATCTTTAGAATGTCTGTTCTAGAGTAGCGATATGGTACCAACTTTACATTGGTACCATCATCCCACGCTAGATGTTTACGATTATTATAAATAATATTGGCCGCAAACATGCAGTCATGATTATCTTGGTAATAAATAATCATTGTTCTTACCTACTTCTTCTCTCTCAAAAATAGTTAGAATACATATTGAGTTACATCTACATCCTTCATGAGTTGAAGTTTGTCATCCTCAATATCTTTCATCTTATCAAGTTCATATTTAATATCTTCTAAAGTATATCGGATTAGAACCCGATTACCTTTATCACTAGGGTCAAGTGTAGAATTGAATAGCTGATCGCCATTCATTTCACCAAGACCTTTATAACGTGTTACAGATGGTGGACTAACTTTATTAAATTCTTCCATTAAGCCATATAAAGATACTACATTACCATCTACTAGGAATTCATTAGGAGACTTAGCAATATATCCTAAGACATATTTACAAGCATCTATCAATGTTTCACTAAAGTAGATTGTTTGGTACTTAGAATCAACTAAACCTTCAATACCAGTCTTAGTTACTTTCAAGAATGGATATTGAGATTCAATTATCTTCTTAAATTCTTTTGAATCGAACGGTACTTTGTTACTATAAAGAACTAAGATCTTTTCTAGCAATTTAACGTCGATTGCAAAGGAGTTAGCAACAGCATCGATGTCTCTAATATAATTAGTATTACGATCAAGTAATTTAATTACATCTGATTCAGTCAATTTTGTTTTATTAGCTAGTTCCAACTTATGAATCTTGAAAAATTCTTTTTGGAGATATTTATTATACTCAGTTCTATCTGTAAAGTACTTGATCTTACCATTGATCTTAGCACCATATAAAGGTGGAACTGTAGCATACAATCTACCAGCAGTAATTAATGGTTGCATATATAATAAGAAGAACTTCAATAGAAGACTTCTGATATGTGCACCATCTGGATCGGCATCTGTAGCGATTATGATCTTTTCCCATTTACATTTTTCAATGTTAAATGTACGACCAAACCCAGCACCGATAATAGCAGTGATCGCCGCAACTTCTTCGTTAGCCGCAACTTTCTCTCTTGTAGCCGCCATAGCATTAACAATCTTACCACGAATAGGGAATAGCCCTTGACGAGTATTATCACGATTATTTTTAGCTGGACCTACGGCGGAATCACCTTCCATGATGAATAGTTCAAGATTCTTCTTACCAGTAGGCTTAATAAATTTCTTAGGCAAACCAGTGATAGTAGAAACTTGTTTTGCTTTTACTTTAACACGTTCATTTTCAGATCGTGTTCTGATTTCTGCAATTTCTTTAAAATACTTACAAATCTTTTGGAGATCATTATTATTACGCTTAGCCCAATCTTCTAGACTAGCAATAGTAAGATCTCTTACAAAAGGCACCAAGTCGGCATTCGAAATTATCTCTTTAGACTGACCAGTAAACTCTGGGGTCATATGAGAACAAGTAACGATTGCCTTAAGGCCAACTCGAACATCGCTGTTTGTAATATTTAACTTGCTCTTTTCGGACAAGTAGAATTTGTTCATATATTCTCTAAAGAATTTAGTCATACCGGAAAGGAAGCCCTCTACATGAGTACCATCTCGTGTAGGGCAGAAGTTCCCGTATGACTTAATGATTTCATTATCATTATCAGAATCAAACGTAAAAGCAATTTCTGCTTTCATCATTTTATCATCACGTAATGCACCAAATCTAATCGGAGCAATGATTGGTTTTTTCATAATAGAAATTAGACCATCCATTAACCCATCTTTATTGATGATTACATCTTTGACTATCCCCCCATCACGTTTCTTACCGATGAAGTTAATCTTAGCCCCTTGTTTAAGTAATGGAGTTAATGCACTGATCAGATGCAATACATCTTCACAAGCCACTGTAGTTTCGCCCATTACATCTACAATTGGACTGAAAGTTATCTGTGTTCCTTGGCGTCCTTTTTCATCAGGAAGCTTAGATACTTTAGCAGTTTTTGGGTCACCCCAATGGAATTCAACTCGTTTACCTTTACCTAAGATATAGGAGTCAACGATAAAGAATTCCGCACAAGCATTTGTTACTTTAGCACCTACACCATGTCGGCCAGACGAGAATTCGCCTGGTTTCTTATTATAGTTAGATGAAGTATGTTGTGAACTGAATACACGAATTAGAGAATCATGTGGAATACCACGGCCATTATCTTTAACCATGAATTCTTGATTCTCTTCACTAAATGCTGTCCATATTTCATCACATGGACTATCATCTTTCATAAGCTCATCGGCTGAGTTCTGAAAGATTTCTCGAATCATATTAATAAAGCCTTTATTGCCTGTATACCCAAGATATTGAGTTACAGTTTTTCGTACAGCTTCAGCGAAGTCCTCAATAGTCGTAATTTGGGACTCATAGGATTTGATTTTTTCAATTTGTTCTTTAGATAGTGACATAAGGACCCTCCTACTTAGCTGTTATAATTTTCATTAAAAAATACAAAAGATAATGCCCATAGACTCTCAATAAGTCTATGGGCGAGAATATCTTTTATATATTTAATCTTGCATTATACTACTAAGATTAAAGTGTCACTGTTGTATCAGTTGTTGTAGTTTCAGCTTGAGCTACAGGTTGTGCTGGAGCTTGAGGAGCTGGAGCTACTGGTTGTTGAGCAACAGGTGGTTGTTGCATAGCCATTGGAGCAGTCATATTACCTGCAAAGCCAGCAGCGAATGGATTAGCACCGTTAGGAGATGGAGCTACTGGTTGAGTATATCCTGCAAACATTTGTTGTTGTGGGGCTACCATAGGTTGTACCATTTGTGGTTGAGCTGTAACAACTTGAGCAACTTGTGCTTGTTGAGCTACCATGTTAGGATCATAGAAACCTTGTGGAGCTACAGGCACAGTTTGATTATAAACACCATAACGAGCACCGTATTGACCGTTAAAGATGTCTTGGTAGGCATCGAAGCCATAACGGTTAAATGCTGGGTTAGGGTTTGGAGTTACGAATTGGCTGTTAGAAACTTGTTTAGTAACTTCTGTGAAGTTTTCTTTAGCCATTTCGTATAGATCTGGACATTTATCCAATAATGCTAGCATCATCATATATTCAGAATAGAAGTCTGGAGTGAAGTTGATAGCATATGTTTTCATTTGATTCAAAACATTTTTAATTGCATTAACTGCACTTTGAACTTCGTCTCGACTAAGCATAGTCAAATCGAATTCAGTACCACATTGTTTACAACGAACAACATTTCCTGCTACTTTTTCAAGCAAGATTTGTGTCTTGTTTTTGTGCGGACATTTAGCACGTGCCATTTCTTCACCAGTCAAATTCATATTGAATTCGCGTTTTTCTGGTTTAAGAGCTTTTAAATCTTCCGCAGTCATTGGGTCTGTAACAGTCACATCACGGAACATGTTTTGTGCTGGTACTACAGGACCAACTGGCGCTCCGAATGGTTGCGCGAATTGACCGTAAACCGGTGCTCCGAATTGTGGTTGTTGCATAAATTGTTGATTGTACATGATATGTACCTCCTTAAAAAATGTCTTATAAGAGATTTTTTGTATATATTATGCGGCTATATACACACCAATAATATACAATTACAGAAATGTTTTGGGCATGATAATTTACTATCATGCCCAATTTATTTCTAGTAATTATTTGTTTCTAATTTGGTCAACTGTTACATGACCTTCAGCTTTTGCTCTATCTTCTTGAAGCTGATGAACACGAGCTGCTTCAGTAGCGCGTTCATCATACTCATGTCGAATTTCTTCAAGTACTGCTTTAGGAGTAGTATTTAAGAAGCTATTAATATCTGGATTAGCAAATGCATTAATAATATTATCAATTTGAGCATCAGTATAGTTAAGCTTCTTAGCAATAGGTTTAATACTTCTACCTGTAGAATAAGCAATAATATATTGGATCATTTCGTAATCCGCAATAATAGTTTTTAATTTAACACCAGGATGATTAACTTGGTCTTCATTAGATTTGATTGCAATAACTACATTATCCGTATCATTCCAATTGACAAACATTTCAATTTCATCAATAATAATACCATTATCACAATATAATCTTAGACCGATATTTTTTTCGGCCCCTCTTAAAAGATCACGATATTTTTTTACTTGTGTAGCATCCATCTATATGTCTCCTTTTGCAATAATTCTTTACGCATTTAATGAGATTATCATTTGCATTTAATACTGTTATTGCAATGTTGGATTCAGTAAAGATTACCACATAGTTGCTAAAATATATGGAATAAGTTCCTTCTTGATCTTTACAATAATTATATAATAGCTTATATAACTTCTCAGACTTAGGGATATCCTTTATAGATATGCCTCGTTCTTTAACTTTCTTTAAGAAAGCTTCTTGACTTTTCTGAGATTTACGCAGACCTACCCTTTCTTGTAATCTGTCTGCACAATGAAAACTAATATCATAGTCTACGTTGGGCATATGGGTCTCGTGCACTCATATTCAACTTCTTACTATAAATATAAGATTCAGCAGCATGAATACTTTCAGGGTTAAAGATACCAGAGAGTAAGAAGCTTTTGAATTCTACTAATGCATTAGCTAGGGTAGTATAGATTTGTGCATTAGAAGAATGATAAACGAAGAAACGCTGATGTTCACTAGTATAGTTATCTGGAGTTAGACCTTGAGCGGACTGTTCTGCACAGATACCATAGAAGTGAATTGCATTTGCTACGAATGTATGATAATTAGACTTAGCTGTTGCTACAGAAATTAAGCTATCAAGTAATTGATTAGATTTGAAGTATTCTTCATAATCAGGCACATTGATATTCGCATTTGCTAAGTCGCGTAAAATACGTTCAGAAAGATTCTTAATTTCTACATAGAATCTATCACCATATTTAGATAAGAAGTCTGCACCTTTGGACTTGATTTCACGATCAAGTGCATTAGGACGGGCCTTACCATTTTTATGGACGTTAAGATTATAGTTCTTTTTAGACAACCGAGCTGCTTGATTAGTACTAATCTTAGTCATCTCAGTGAATCGTTCTTCAAAGCCTTTTCTATAATAATGCTCTTCCTTAGTAGAAGGATGAGTTGGCCATCTAGGAACTTGAACTGGTTGATTAGTTTGAGATAAGTTAGCTAACCATTTTTCGCAATCTAATTTACCTTGCTCAAATGCATTAGAAACACTTGTAATATCATTAGACATCATAACTACCGTCTCCTTCTTCAATTCTATCAATATCTCTCAAAATAGAATTTTGCATTACTAGATGAATTGCGTTATTGTAATGATCACGTTCTTCATCAGAAATTGTATCGATTTCGATTTGAGATTCAAGATATTCTTGAATATCGAAATCATCTTCAAACCATTTATTACCATCTTCATCGGTGATGGTATCTAAATAGTGCATAAATTGAACCAATGTAATAAATCCATCAGGATCGCATGGTTTTGTTGTCCAGGACGAGATTAGAGATTTTTCGAAATCAATGATATCGGCATTCTCAATGATGTATTCCCGTACCGCAGTTTGCCCAATAGCAAACTTAAATGTTTTTTCTTGATCATATCCATCTACAAAAAAGATGAATAATGTATAAGGTCTTTCCTCTGGATCAACCTTAATTTTACCTGTTTCATCAGGGAACATCGCTAATTTTAGCGGTTGTTCAAAAATATTTCCGTTGTCGATTGTTTGGTTTATGTTTGTCATAACACAATACCTCCTTAAATAAAAATAATCTTGTAGAGTCATATACCCTACAAGATTATAATATATTATTTAGAGGAATTTTGGTTTTGGTTTTACATATATAAGATAGTTTGAGAATCTAGTTATACCAGTATATATAAGATTACTCATTATATCTCTATGTAAAAACTCTTCCATAAAAATACCATGATGGTATTGTGACCCTTGAGAAAGATGAGTAGTGATAGCGTAAGCTAATTCAAACTTATCGGCTCTATTATATGGATTTCTTTTAAGAGCTTCTCGTGCTTCAAATGGCGCACGATAGTACTCTAAGTCTATATCCAATTGAGGAAATAAGTTATTACCATCATCTAAGAAATCAATAGTCATTAGTCTCATATTATCTTTGATAGAAGTTATGTCTGGATAATTTCTGACTACACCACGAAGACCATTAACCAAGTTAATACCATTAGATTCAATACTCCAATTATTCTTTCTACAGATTAATGGTTCATTGAAAGTAGGATATTGTGTTTTGATCTTCAATATATCTTCTCTAATATACTTATTGATTATTTCTCTTGTCTTATTCTTACAGCATAGAATAATATCAGATTGAAGAGATAGCTTATCAGTTAACTCATCTTCTGGTATTACAACTGCATTATTATAGAATCCATATTGAATTGGTAAACCTTTAATAGCTCTATCTGCTAGATATACAATTCCAGATTCTTCGGCTTGACGCATTATCTGAGTGAGTCTATGAACTTTACCAGATACTAAATATCCGGGATCGTCTCCTACAGGTGGTAATTGATTTAGATCGCCACATGCTATAATTTTTATACCAAAAGATTCTATATCTTTAACCATACTTCTTGGAGTCATTGATGCTTCATCAATTATAATTAGTTTTTTATCTGGAATGTATTCCCTTTTAACCCATTTCAATCTAGTCTTAGGCTTATTGAAATACTCGTCCATTACAGGCTTTCCATTATCGCCATATAAGATATCTTCAACTGGTTCATATATAGAAGAATGAATAGTCTTAGCATTGGTCATCCCTCTATTACGCATAACAATCGCCGCAGTACCAGTATAGCTCATAGGCATTATATTTTCTAATGGAATATTAAGACGTCGTACTATTTCATTAAGTACAACTGTTTTTCCTGTACCAGCGGCACCAGTATATTGGAATACTAACTCAGAAGAATTATTAAACCAATCTACTGCCGCATCAACTACTGCTTGCTGACCAGGATTTAATTTGAATCTCATTTCTTAGCACGCCCTTTACGTTTAGGCATTTCTACTGGAGGCGGATAGTCTAAATATGAATAATCAATATTAGCTACCCCAAATAATAAGAAATCGATGATCTCCATATATTGAAGAGATGGATTATAATATTCACGAGTACTATAAGAAGTACCATCAGACAATAATGCAGTTAATCTGCTCTTAGAATTCATTGTCTTACCAAATACTTTATAGTAGCTTGCTAAATACACACTGTCTTTAAAGTTATCGATGAATACATCAAAGATAAACTTCATGACATTCTTGTTATATAATGGATCAAACATGATCCAGTCATTGAATAGGCTATTATGGCAATCTAATGGGAATCTTAGAAATTTACCTTTATAGTCTAATACTATAAGATCTCCATTATCATCTTCCAAACACATATTTCCAGTGTGAAGATCTTTCTGGAGACCGACTTTACTACAAAGGGATAATACGAAACCATTTACGTACTCATCCCAGTTACAAATCATTGCAGGTTGTAGCATATTCATATATTCTCCTTACTCAAAAACATTAAAGTACTATACTTTTATATTTTCGAGGTGACTTAATATGGATGATAAGTATAATTCCGATTCAGGATTAGGTTTCACTGAAGTCGGCATTCTAACTTCTGTATGTAATAAATATGAGCCAGGATATCAGACGTTTTATGTGCAAGCACTTAATCCTATGAATATGAAATCTCCTATTAAGACTACATCTAAAGTTAGAAATCCAAATATCATAAATAAAAACAAACTTACAACTGGCAGTGTGCAAACAGGATCTAATATCCTAATTGAAATGCCAAAAGAAGTTGTTAGGAATTTTCCAACGAAATACATTCCTCCTGGAACTAGATTTACTATATCTTTCCTAGGTGGTGATATTAATAAACCAGTAGTTGTAGGGAGAGATTACGATGGCTATAATGAAAACAATAAATAGCATTCAGCAATTTATTAGTAATAAACCAACCATTGGAACTGATTATCAGAATATGTCTCTCGTAGAAGAACGAGGTAATATCCAATTCCCAGTGGTTAATCTTATCACTGATGACTATTTTGATGAATTCAAGAAAGCTTCAGTTAGAGTAGAATTAACTGAAGATGAAATATTGAAGTACAAATATAGACCAAAGCTATTATCCTATGATATATATGATAATGCTGAACTATATTATATCATACTTCGATTGAATGATTTATATAATGTAAAAGACTTTAATCTTGGTAAGAAATATCTATATCTTATTCCAAAAGCTAAGCTTAAAGAATATCTATCAGATGTTTATACTCAAGAGAATGCCAATGCTAAAACTTTCAATGATAATCATAAAATTAAGCATTAAAATTAGGTCTAAGCTATTCAGTGGCTTAGACCTTTCTACCACTTAAATTCAAATGTATCATTAATAAAAGCTTTTGTATATAATTCATCATTTTCGAAAGCTTCTTGAACTATTACTCGTGGAGCCCCATCTTCTAATTGATTAGTTTTGTAGCTTCGAATAGTATTCATTCCGTCTTTACTATTTTCTGGATCAAATCCATTAATTACGTATAAGTAGTCTTGTTGATCTGGAGTCATTTCCCCATACATAAAGCCATTACCGATAACTATATCCTTAACATCGTTACGAGTTATGATTTTCTTACCATTGAGCTTCATATATTTATTAACTTCAGATGCGAACTCATTACTTACATTATAATTTTTAGCTATATCTTCTACTTTATCGTTGGGTTTGGCTACATTAACAGATTCTGATAATTGCCCCCAACCACCACTATTAGTAGAAGTTTTAAGCTCATTAAGAGATGTCTTAAATAATGGCTCAGCTAGCTTAGTATCTTGCAATAATTCCAAAGGTCTTTCTTTAGAATAAGGTTGATAGAACCAAGGTGCTGATTGATTTTTAAAACGCTTCTTAGCATTAGATACGCCTAAATATCTATTGCCATCTGCTCCAGTTTCTGGAACTATAATAAATGCTGAGTCAGCATTTTCTGTAATCAATGTAGATTCACCGATATTAGAACGACCAATCTTTCTTACAAGATCGGATTCATTTTTATATCGGCCTTCATCAATTATCTTAGCCGCATCACGGTTCATCTGGGATGCAGTGATTACTGGGATATGTTTAGCTATTGCAAATTCTTTGAATTCATCAACAACTGCACCAAGTGCTACACGCATATCTCCATTCATTAATTTGAAGTCTCGAGGTCTAATACGTTTAATATAGTCTTGTACTAAACAGATAACCTCTTTACCTTCAGATTGGAGCTGTTCATATAAAGTATACAAATAATCAGTATCTACAGAATTACTTGGGGCATATCTAAATGCTATATCTATAGGACTATCATTAGTAACTTTTAAACCATGCTCTCTAAGTAATCTCATAATTTCTTTTTCGCTACCAAATGAACTAATATCTTCATCAGATACTAGAATACTGAATGCACGTTCTAGAGTTTCTGTTAAAGTATTTTCCATTGTTAAGAAAAGAATACATGGGCGTTTTGTAGGATCTTTTGTTATTACATCTTTATTATTTGCTTTAAGCTGTAAGGTTAAATTTAGCAAAGTACTAGATTTACCTTCGCCTGGTAAGCCTAAATAAATATAACAACGATCACTTTCATAACCACCATTAAGAGATCTATTGAATGCTTCCATACCACATTTAAGTTTCGTAGAACCGTTTACACTACGATTATATAAATGAGTAATGGCCGCTTCATATTCTTCTTCGTCAGAGATTGATAAAGATTCTGAAACTCCACTAATACTAGCAGTTTCTTTGATCTTTCTGTTCACTTCTACAATCTGACGTTGAACTTTATCAATAATTTTTACACGTTGAGCTTCATCTGCCATTGCAAAGTCTGCATAATCAGCATATACATTTGACATCATGGATTGAGTGTAAAAACTATTTCTATTTACATTGATATTACTTTCGATATATCCAATTTCATTAACGCTCAATGCATCATCAAGTTTAGACATTGGAAATAAGTTCTCAGTATCCACACCATCAGTTGCAGCTTGAAGTAAGATATCTCTATTTTCATATCCTTTGAGTCGAGCCTCGACTAATTGAGAAAGAAACTTAAATGTATTTTTTTCTCTAGTCTGCTCAACACTGTAGTTTTTGTTAGGATCTACCATTGATAGTAGATCTCGTAAGTCAGTTAATACAGATCTATTTGATACATGGATAGTTCTCATTATATACGTAGCATATAATACTAACGAAGATAATGGTAAATTGAATCCACTACCAATATCACTCTTGGCCATTTAAGCCCCTCACTTCATCACCATAACAAATTATTCTTTTAAAAGATCGATTAATTCTTGTGGAGTAATATAAGTATAACCTTTATTATCATTTATATATCTACTTAGAATATCAAACTCAGTTAAGCTCTTGTCTGTAATATAATCATATTCTTTACATTGTTCAAGTACTTCTTGAGATTGACGTCTGATGATATCATTCTTATAATCGCACTTAATTGCTATATTAGGATTATTCCGATAGAATGATTTTAAAATATTTATATTCTCATGCTCAAGTGTAAATTCCATACGGATATTATCTACACCTTCTGCTTGCCGTTGCCTTATAAACTCAATAATCTTTTGAGGATCATCTTTGATCATCTCGTCAAAATTTATTGTATCATATTTATAAGAATTGATTTCTTCAAAGTGAATATAATAATTCCTAGTAGTTATATTATGGAGTAAGATCAAATACCCTTTAGGCTGCTCTTCCCCATAGCACCATCTATATGGTGACCCACAATAATAAAAATCTTTTTCATAGCATCCAGATACGTGTACATGCCCAGATATAATTGGCCCCATGGAATACTTAAAGTTTTCCATACCAAATACTGGACTTGGGGCATCTAGATCCATTTTATCTTTTCCATATATTGCACCTCTAATTGTACCATGCATGCATACTGCATCATAGACATTCGTATACAATATATTCTCGTAAAACTCCTTTCCTAATCCTGCGATTTCAGGTATGCATAGGATTCGTTTTCCTTTTACATATTCAAATTTTATAGATTCGATAACCCGTACATCTACTGTCGGATCATTCATATATCTATAAAATAACTTTGTTTGATTTGCATCGTGTGATGGAGTACCATGTAATATAAACAGGGTACATTGTTTTTGTCTACAAATTTGGACTAATTCATCTACAAATTTCATTGCATACATAACTGCATCTGAGTTACTCATGAACTTATGATGAAATAAGTCGCCATTGATTGATATCAAGTCTAAGTTTAATAAATTTATACGATCTATAAACTGTTGTTTTAAGATCTGATATTGTTTTGATGGTTCAAATACACCAAAGTGTATATCTGATATATGAGCTTCAACTAAGATTTCTTCTTGCATTACTAAGCTCCTTAAGAAAAAGTAACCGTGAGGTTCCTTGAAGGACCTCACATCATTTATTAAACTGTTTGTTCATTAATTAAAAAATATAAAAATAATACCCTAGGAGAATTAAAGCTCCTAGGGTAATTTTATTTATACTTCTTCAATACGATCTAGAATTGTATACAAATCAGATGAATCAGAGCTTCTAATATGTAATAGATTTATATATTTATAATATCGCATTACATAATCATTTATCACTCTAATCGTATAAACTCCATCTTCATAGTCTACACCGCGTACATTTTTACGGATTGATAATTCATCATTCAATAATGAATATATCATATTATATATCTTTTTAGACAGCCTAGTATCTTCATTCTCGTTCTGAGTTGAAGATAAATAAAGAATTTCATCATTCGCTATTATAGTAATACAATTATCATCTGCAATCTTGAAATCTTTTGTAGTACTGCTTTCTAAAATATTACATAAAAATGCAATAAATCCTTTTAATGCACATAATGGAGGTATTATATTAAGACAATCCCATGATGTCGGAGTAATATGCATATTAACAACATACCCATTTTCATAGTTATATAAATATTTAATATTCATAGCCCCATAATGGAGTTTAACTTCGTATGTTGGCGTAAAAATATCAAATTTATATTCATCTACAGCCATATTAAATCCACTGTATCGTATACCGCTATATAAAATATCAGGGTTGAATGATCTGTCTATATTTCTAAATTTATCTATAACCTTAGCTAAATTTACCACATATCGAGTCAATATACTGTGTGGTAAATTTAGATGTTGATCTTTAATATTAAATTTGTCGCTCATTGTTTATCTCCATGCAATATTTCATAAGATTAATGAAAGATTTCATTAAAGCATTAAGAATATTAATGAATAGAATTTCATCGATTTTACTCTTAATTTCTAATTCGCCATCTTTAAACTTAATGCTTGAAGTGATTTCATTCTTTGACATATTCTTTATAGAAATGCTAATCTGATTAGTTTTTTGCTTCAACCCGATTGTACAAGATGTAGATTCAGATACCATCAATACAATATAAATAGATCCTTCTTTACTATATGTAACAGGACTATCATTATACATATTATTTTCATCATTTCGATAAAACCATATAGTCTCAGCGAGTTTGATGAATGCTGCCATTTCTACCATAGTATTAAATGAAGGAGATAATCTAGAAAGATCTCTAAAATATCTCCACATCTTATACTCATATACTAATCTACTAATTGGATTCTTAGGCTTTCTGATGGTAACTATATCAAAGAATTGGTTTTGCAAATTCTCCATATATACCCCCATTAATCAACCATACTGTTAATTAATTCAGCAGCTTTCTTATCAGCAATCTTATTGAATTTATGATCTTTATAGCGGTAAACGAATGCTGTAGTACTTACTTTACCCTTATCATCTAATACACCAAGGATTACTACGATTACATCTTTAACCCTACGATACATCATATAATTGATTTCATCTGTTTCAATAACAAAATCTTTATCTACATCCGCATATAGATTTGTTTTGAAAGAAGCTATCGTACCAGTACGTGTTCTAGCTTTATCAACAATATCGATCTTTTTGAATAATTTATTTACCTTTTTATCCAAAGCTTCATAGTCCATATCTACAAACTTGATTCGTTTTCTTAAAGAATCGAATGCTTCACTATCTTCAGTAAATTTAAGAATATCTTCATGTAATTCTTTAAGATCTGTTTTACCAGCATATAAATCAATTCTCAATCTATCACCAGCTGGTCTAAATGTAGTTAAAGTTTTTGCAAATGTAACAGCATCATCATCATGATATTTGTATACCCCTGCAAAAATTGCATTAAATAGATCATAATTAGATTTTACGCTTTTAATTTTAGTATTAACTTCTTTAAGGTTCAT